AACATTGGCATTAACCCGATGGGTGCTCTAACCAAACCTGCAACTAATCCGGTTAGTGGTACCACCTATACTAATTATTTCGGCTGCCCTGTACTTGTAACTATATCAGGTGGCACTGTAACTCAGATTGCTATAAATAGTGTGAATACCGGACTGATATCTGGAGCGTTCACGTTGGGACCAGATAATACAATAAAGGTAACGCACTCAGGTAATCCGACCTGGACTTGGACGGGGCTGTAAGAAATGAAAAGACTACTAATAACGTGGAATGGTGATATGGAACAGTGCGGCAGCCAGCGGCACTCCTGGGTGGGTGTGCACCACGACCGGCGTAGAAGGATCTGCTGTTTGGAAAGCTTTGGCGAATTTGGCCGCCTGAATGAGAGGTAAAAAATGGCTTACATCCCTACCACCTGGGCCGAAACGGGCATGAGTACGGTGGACAAGGTCGATGGCCTCAATAACCTGGAGACTATCTACACGTCCGCTATTTCGGCAATTGACGCGATCGGGCACAGTGAACGGTATTATACCAAGACTGAGGCCAATGCCAAGTATTTCACAGCAGCCACAGACGGCTCCGGCTCGGGGATGATTGCCGCCAAACTAGACGGATGGACCGCGCTCCAGATCATCAATTCGGGCACCCCGGCCGGATGCATAGGGATGTGGCATTCTACCATTGAGTCCATCCCGGCAGGATGGTACCTCTGCGATGGCCTGAATTCGACTCCAGACATGAGGGACCGCTTCCCAGTAGGCGCGGGCGGGAACTATGACCTGGGCGACTTGGGCGGATCCAATAGTGTCACGGCGAGCTCTGCCTCAGTGACCATAGGCGGCCATGTTCTGACTGCTGCTGAGATCCCCAAGCATACTCATGGTACCATTTCCGACTGGTGGGGTACGACCGGAGGTTGCGGCGTGCCTTCTGGAGACGGATCTGTTACTTATGCAGAAGGAGTAGTGATAACAAATGAATATGGGACTACCGCTTCTGTTGGTGGTGGAGAATCGCATACTCACACTGGGAGCTTTGCAGGCACGGCCAGCCAGGACAAGAGGCCCCCGTTCCATGCGTTGGCCTTTATCATGAAGGGGGCGGTATAGATGGCCTATACAAAATATCAAGATCCCTGGGGCGATACTGATCTCCGATCAGCGGAAGCCATGAACCATATCGAGAGCCAATGGACATCAATAAATGCTCTGGTCGTGGCGCACAACCACGATACCCGGTATTTCACGAAGACTCAGACCGATTCATCATTTTTCTCGACCACCAATTATGCGGATTGTGATGCAGATCTTTTGGACGGCAATCACCTGAGTGTAATTGTCCAAGAGATCATGCCCATAGGGGCTATCATGGCCTGGTACCAGGGCACCATACCAACGGGCTGGTATGTATGCGATGGGGCTGCCCACAATGGCTACACTACCCCCAATCTGGTTGAGCGCTTTGTAATTGGCGCTGGCGGGGCCTATAATCCTGGAGATACCGGAGGCCCAGGGAGCTGGAACGGAACTATCACCCCCACGGCCTCAATCACAATAGGATCTCATCAGCTCACAACGGCAGAACTTCCCGTCCATGCCCACACTTATACCGAAAAACGAAACGCAAAATCTCTTCGAGCTGATAGTGGTACGAGCTATTCAGGCACATTGATGCAAGAGGATAGCACGGTCTTAGAACAGGCGACAGGCAACGGCTCCCATGATCACACGTCCGGATCGAGCATAACCCTGAACGCAATCGATCCCAGGCCGTCGTATTATGCCGTCTATTTTATTATGAAATGTGAGTGATTCTATGGTTTATACTCCTAATACGACTTGGACTAGCAGCAGCCCCTTAGCTTCGGCGTTGCTGGATAACCTAGAGACTCAGTACGATGAGGCCTACTCGTATCTGTCCGCCCATAACCACGATAGCTCGTACTATACCAGCACCTCCATGCTATCTTCTTTCTGGCATGCTGGAAACGATGGGCCCGGCTCCGGGCTGGATGCAGACCTGCTCTATTATTCCGGCGGGAACCTGCATTACTCGGACTTCGCAGGCCTGGGAGTCGAGGCCGGCCTGATCATCTGGTGGTACGGGGCTATAGCCAACATACCGGCGGGATGGACATTATGCGATGGAACGAGCGGCACACCGGACATGAGGGGGAGGTTCTCTTATGGCGCCGGTGGCACTGCTAATCCTGGGGCAACCGGAGGATCGACAACTTTCACGGTGACCGGAACGCTAACCGTGGGAGCCCATTCGGTGACTATCGCAGAGATGGCGGTGCACAGCCACCAGTTTCTTGATAAATATAAAACGGGATCATCATTTTTTGGGTATTCAACTGCATATCAAGAAGCTATACGGTCGATGTACACTCAGGCTGGGACGACATCCAATGCCGGGTCCGGTGCAGGCCATGAACATAGCGCGGCTGAAGGAACCAGCCTAACCGGGAATGCGGTGGCCAGCCTGCCTCATTACTATGCGTTGGCCCTGATAATGAAGACCTGAAAAAAGAACTACTTGCTCCTCTCTTGGAGGAGCTGGAGAAGCTGGATCCGGCGATTGATGCTATCCAGCTTCATGCCTGCTATTTTGTACTCGTGCTGGGCCTGGCGGGAAGCTTTCTCCGCCTGGTGGAGGGCGGTGAGCAGGTCTCGGGTGGCCCTCTGGGCCTTCTGCTGCTGCCTGCCAGGATCGGTGATCCCGTCTGCCACGGCCTCGTTTATGGCCGCCAGGAAAGCGTTTTCCCTGGCGATCGCCGCTACTATCCGGGCTTCTTCGGCTTGGAAGAGCTTTACTTCAGCATCTTCCAGAGCTTCGTAAGCCTGGCATACTTTTTCCAGTGTGACTTCCGCCTCCTTGCGGTTCAACTCTGCGAAATATCCATCGTCGGGGGGTTCGGTCACTTGGATGGCTTCACCGTTCTTTCCGCACTTGTATATCATCTCCGCCTGGTGCGTATGTGGTTCGGAATCTACATCCATGGAGCGGCCTCCACCGACTCATTGGTCATCCTATCGATCTGGGGGCCTGTCAGGTCGTTGAGGGAGAAGGCGGTCAGGTTCACGGTCTCGGACTTCTTCCGGGGGCCGGATGCCATCCAAGGATCTCCTTTCGTCTTGCTGAGGTTATCTTGTGTCAGCACTGGAGGAAGCTGGTAGGTCATTGTATCCACCGGGCCGATATAGGCGGCTCCCTGGTTCCCATAGAATGGGTCGGTGGTCTTCAGGCTCGGGTCTGGAGCTAAGAACGGCACTCCCCATGAGGTCTCGCGGACGTCGTATGCGGCTACCATGCCGACCGATAGCAGCAAGACGCACAAGATTGCTATCATTTTTCCCATGATAACTAATACCGCTTTATAAGTATATATAACTTCCGCCCTCGATGTACATATCAAGGTAAGTTAGATAATTATAAATAGCCGAACCTCCGACATAGACGCATGGAACCAGAAGTAGAGAGGTTGATCCTCACCGAAATGGAGCGCCAGTCGCGAGAAATTGCGAGCCTAACGGCCAAAGTCGACCGGCTGATGCGGCAAGACTTTTTTCGGGCGCGATTTATACAGCCGAAAGAGGGTGTCGAAGAATGAGACGATTGTCCGCCGTGATCAGCTACGAGGCAAAAGAGATCCTGATCGAATACCAAAAAGAAAAGGGCATACGCACCCAAGATGAGGCGATAGATCAACTGATAAAGGATTTCAAAAAACTTAGGAGTGGTATTTGATTGAAATCTGATATGGCGGCATACCTCGGTGCATACCTCGAACGGCATCCAGGCAGAACAATCACACCGATATTTAGCGCAATTGATAAGGGAATGCCGCGCTACGAAGTACGTATGGAAGACGGCAGAACGGTGGTAGTCTATCCGGGCGAAATGTTCCCCGAATAGACGTCAAACACCTGGATGCCCCTGTGCTTCCCGGACGGACAGCCATCTGGCCAGGAGGCGGGCCGCGGGGCTTCGGTGCGGTGGATTTGCGGGGAGGCATCAGGGGGCGACCTCCTCCGCGTCGATATCAGCGATCATCTCAGGCCACCTCCTCGATCTTCTCATCAAACATTTCTTTTTCCCACGCCGTGGTTGCTTCTTCGATGTT